TGGAGTGAATGCTTGTGGCTGATCTTGATAAACAGGGCGACTGTCTGGCTTCCATTCATTCACATGTGCATACCACGACCCTTTCTTGGATTCTTTGAGGTCGATCTTGAGCCGTCCCTTCTCGTCAGGTTCTTGCTCTTGCAACCAGTTCACAAATTCATCACGATTAATTGATAGGTTTGCTTTGACAAAATCAGGTGCTTTCTCGTGGGGTTTGAAGACGAACAGTCCATTAACAAATTGTTTTTCGCTCATATTATTTCGTTACGCCGTCGAGGTCTTCGGCTTCGAGTAAGAATAGAGATTGGAGTGCGTATCGTCGGTAGTATGTAATGACTGCCCCCATCTTCTGTGGGTCTGTTTCAACCTCTGTATATTGTCCGCCAGTCTTAGATGTCCCGATAGTTGTTTTTGAGTTGGTTGGCAACATTGTCGTCCAGGATAGCTTTTCGTCACTAGAAGCTACGATTGTTTCAAGTGCTGGCTTACCGTCCACCTGAGTCAATGGTTGCATTACCAATAGTCCGTGCTTCTTCATCAGGGGTTTAAGCTCTGCGATAATTTGGTTGATGTCGAAATACTTATAGTTGTACCCCGTCTTGTCTCGGCTCATAGCCTTGATCTCAAGTTGGATCATGAGAATCTTTTGGTTGAGGGTCATTTTTTCTTCGCTCATAACAAGTGTTTGAGTTGTTTAATCGCCATGTCAAAGTTCTCGCTATCGAACATCTTTAGAATGTCTTTAGATGTTCCATAGTCTAGCTGTGGTGCGATTTGCTTCCACTCCTCCATAGTTAGCCAGTCGTCTACGCTCTCTGGTTTCTTCCACAGAATGTAGGCAAACGCTCTGTTCTGCCCTGGTGTCATTTCCATACTAGTGTTGGTTAGGACACTCATAATCGTCGTGATCCCAGCCACACCCTCGGCATGGTTGAAATTCATCTGTCATTAATAGGTCAATCTTAGCTTCTGCCTTCTTCCGGCAGGTGTAACACACGAGCTGATCGTCTTGGACAAAGATGTCTGTGCAGGAGATACACTCACGAGGTGTTGGTACGAAAGGAGCGATATTGTAGACCCAGATCCTATTAGGGGTACGGACGAAGTCTGAACGAAGTAGAAACATATTTTTGGGATTTATGTTTTTGATAAATGGCGAACACCCCACCTCAGGCTAGTCAGTTAGACCGAGTAGTCGAGGTGGTGGAGTCCTGTCAGGTCTCTTGACCCTTCTACTACTATCTTAATTGATTAGGCGGAATACGTCAAGCGAAGTTACCCACAGTCTATTTCTTCCTTTTCCTTTGTTAATTGCTCTTTGTACCAGACCTTGCCATAACACTGCCGACAATACCCCCTTGCGTGGTGTTTTCGGTCACTTTTCTTACATCCGAGGCAGTGAGCCTGTACTTTGATGTTAAATGTATGTTTTTCCATATGTTAAATAATTTCAGCCGTTAAAAGATTGACACCTTGCAATATACGCCTAAAAGGTGTATGATGTCAATATATGACAGATCAAATCTGGGACGAGGCGTGTACTGAGGCAGAACTCAAGTCGCTTGATAACTATTTCAAGCAACGTCTAGCGGAGATTTTGCCTGAACGGAAAAAGTTTTTTAGCGAGAGATATGGATTCAAGGAACCTGAAAATTATGGTCGAGGGTTCGATGATTGCCTCGCTGAGATCCGTAAGCAAGCAGGGATATGAAACTGATCTACATTGAATGGACTGACGCTATTTCATCTACCCAAACGTGGCGAACAAAAGGTGAGATTTTAGATTGGGCTAAGGACGTAGACTATTTGGTCAAACAGATTGGTTGGGTCATAGAAGAAAACGACAAGTATCTCATTCTCTCCAGCCAGATGAACACAGAAGGATTCCTAGAACCACAGTTCGCCCATACGATCATGATTCCAACAACATGGATCAGAAAACGTAAGACAATCAAGTTATGAGGGATATGTGTGCGTTTTTCCACAGTTGGACTGAATGAATGAGGTGTGGTATCATATTTTTGCAATTAAGACCTGCTTGGAAACAGGAACACAACAAAAAACACTTTTGCTGACTCAATCCGAGCCCGACAGGGCGGTGCCTAGTTGTGTGCACTTTCCAATCGGGTTGGGTCAATAGAAGTGTTTTATTATATGGAAGACATTTTGTGTAACCAATGCGGTGAAGAATGGGGTGTTGAGATTGAATATCACAACAGAGACACTTACAGGTGTCCTTTTTGTTGTATGCCTATCCATGAGATGTTATGGGATGTTTATAAAGACGAGGGAGCCATTGAAGCGATCAAACAGTTACTCCGTCGATTTGGTATACTGAAATAACTTAAAAAGAGGTTCTTATAAAAGACCTCTGTCGTGGAAAAATAGAAACCTGATCCCCACGCTAAAAACTCGGTTCTACCGGCGGTTTCCGGCATAGAAATAACCCATTTACTTCCAAAACCCGAACGCCTAGTTCGTTGTCCGGTTAACATCCGGCGAGAGGAAGAAGCATACCGATGACAATCTTTTGCCTTGTGGCTGTGGGAAAATCCAGGCTCTGATTCCATACAGGTCGCTCCTGTATGGCACAACCCCGTCAACCTGGTCGTACTCCACAGAGCAAAAGAAAAACAGACACCTACTAAATGCCTGCCTCCCACAGAGAATCTGACACCCCGTCAGTACTCTCAAGGTAACGCATAAGGGGGGATTTGTCAATAAAATATATGGTTAAAATAAAAATAAAACCTCTTTCTGTAAATAAGGTGTGGCGTGGGCGTAGGTTCAAGACTCCAGAATATAAAGCCTACGAAAAAACACTTGGTTATCTCCTTCCGGCTTATTACCCAATCCCAGAAGGAAAATTGAGTTTAGACATAGAGTACGGATTCAGTTCCGTCCAATCAGACGTAGACAACCCAACCAAGCCTTTACTGGATATTTTGCAAAAGCAATACGGGTTCAATGATTCCCGGATTTACGAGCTAAGTCTCAAGAAACAGAAGGTGAAAAAGGGAGAGGATTACATTATGTTTACAATCAAGCCTTTTTGCGATAAAATTTAAGTAATTATGAAGACCTTCAAGCTTTCATGGGAAAAGATAACCAAAAGCGGAAAGAGCATTCCAGAATCTGCCCACTACAAGGATCGAGAATCAGCCCAGAGAGCAAGCGATGAAATGGTGGCAAACGGTAAGGTGGATAGCCAGCCTATTATTGAGGAGAGTGAGATATGAAGATTATAGCGATCATTGATCCTCCTTACGGGATTGATGTTGTTCATAAAAGTATAGGAGGTGCAAAATCGTTTGGCTCCGACGGAGCCAGTAATATTGTTAAGGCGAATAAATACAGCCCTATTATTGGTGATGAAACGACAGATACCGCGAGAATGGTTTACGACATTATTATTGCACTTGGCGTGACGAAAATGGTTATATGGGGAGGAAATTACTTTACAGATTTTCTACCCCCATCAAAGGGATGGATTGTATGGGATAAAAAGGAGAGGGACTGGGACGATAATTTTTCAGATTTCGAGATGGCTTGGACTTCTTTCGATGTACCTGCAAAAATGATCAGACACACTTGGATGGGGATGGTTCAGAAGGGTGAACGTGAGAAGCGAGTACACCCAACTCAAAAACCAGCACAAATGATAGCAAAAATTATTGAGATGTTTTCTAATGAGGAAGATATTGTTCTCGATCTCTTCGGTGGAAGCGGAAGCACATTGATTGCTTGTGAGCAAACCAACCGTAAATGCTATATTTTAGAGTTGCAGGAATCTTATTGTGATGTCATCCTCAACCGTTGGGTTGCTCTAACAGGCGGTGATCCAATTCGTGAGGATGGAATGGCATGGAGTGAGCTAAAACAAGTGTCGTAAAAATAAAGGCAAAATAAAGGAAATGGCTAAACTTGTACCACAAGCTCATGGAGGCGCAATCAATCAGCGAGAGAAAGGCGATCCTGCTTCTCCAGACGTAGGAAGACCGAAGTCATCACTTCGGCGTCTTTTGGATGAGTGGGATAAACAAGGAAAAGGACGTGCCTCAAAGACAGACATAGACCTTGCTTACACCAGAGCTATGGACATGAGCGAGGATGAGATGAAGGTGACAGCCAACGATAAGACCGCCCCAATGTTGCTACGAATCGTTTGTCGAGAATTGCTAAAGAACAGGGGATTCGACACAATGGAAAAGATGATTGACAGAGCCTACGGAAAATCAACCCAACCAATACAAGGAGATGTGAGCATTACCCTTGTCAATTACGCAGATAAACAAGACGAAGACTCTATATGACACCTGTTCAATGCCAACCGCTTCCACGCTCACAAAACAAATTCTCTATAAAAGATTTTTTATGAACAAAAAAGCAATTTTGAATGAGAATAATGAAGTTGTTTTAGAACAAGACCTTGTTAAATGGGAGAATTGGATGCTTAAAGCAAATCAGGTTGTTGGTTATGATGTTATTAAAAAAGAGCCAGAAGTTTGTGTCTTTACTTGTTTTCTTGGGATAGCTCATGATTTTAACGGAATAACATACTGGTTTAAGACAATAACTTTTTATACAAAATCTAACAAAACAAACTGGGTTACATTTCATGACACATGGGATCAGGCTGAGGCAGGGCATAAAAAGATGGTAAAAATGCAAAATGATGTTTGTGGAATGGTAAGTATTATAGAATCTTTAGAATTCATGGATTTACCAACAGTACCAAATGAGGATTCCGTTTAACTACGAACCACGGGACTACCAGCTCCCACTACTCAAGGCAGTAGACAATGGGATCAATCGTTTTATTTGGGTGTGGCACAGACGAGCAGGCAAGGATAAGACGGCGATCAACATCATCACCAAGAAGATGTTTGAACGTGTTGGGGCTTACTTCTACGTCTTCCCGACCTACACGCAAGGCAAGAAGATTATCTGGAATGGCGCAGACAAGGAGGGGTTTAGGTTCATGGATCACTTACCTAAGGAATTGCGAACCAAAACCAACGAGACAGAGATGTTTATTGAGATGGTCAACGGTTCAACCTTTCAGATCGTAGGGTCAGATAATATCGACTCAATCGTCGGTACAAACCCAATGGGTGTGATCTTCTCAGAGTTTTCCCTACAAGACCCAAGAGCATGGGACTTCATTAGACCGATTCTTGCTGAGAACGGTGGATGGGCAGGATTTAACTTCACTCCTCGTGGCAAGAACCACGCCTACGACCTCCTACGCTTCGCTGAGAGCGATCCTAATTGGTTTACGCAAGTTCTAACCGCAGACGATACCAAAGCGATCCCCCAGAGCGTTTTAGACCAAGAGAAGAAAGAGATCATCGCCAAGAACGGAGACGACGCTATTTTTCAACAGGAATACTTCTGTTCCTTCGAGGCAAGTGTCCAAGGAAGTTACTATGGACAGTTACTCCAAGAAGCTAAGGAAAAGAACAGAATCAAGGAAGTACCGTATGATTCAAGCGTTCCCGTTGATACATGGTGGGATTTGGGAGTGGGCGACGCTATGGCGATCTGGTTCACACAGTCAATCGGCAACGAGATACACGTTATTGACTATCTAGAATCAGAAGGTGAAGGAGTGCCGTATTACGTCGCACATCTCCAAACAAAGGGGTACGTGTACGGGGATCACTACTGGCCACACGACGGGGAAGCACGAGAATTATCAACCGGAGTATCACGGAAGGAGACGGCACAGAAGCTAGGACTTAATCCAATCCTGATAGTTCCTAACCTATCCGTAGACGACGGGATTCAAGCCACACGTATTTTGCTTTCTCGTTGTTGGTTCGATGTGGTAAAATGTAAGCGTGGATTAGAGACACTTGCTAATTATCACAAGGAATACGATGAGAAACGCAAGGTGTACAAGACTAGACCAGATCACGACTGGAGTTCGCATGGGTCAGACGCTTTCCGTTATCTAGCCGTAGGGCACAATCACTACAAGACAGCAAGCATTCAAAAACGATCAAAAGAACACGTTAAAATTACGAAGTATGGTTAGAAATATGAAACATATGAGACTGTCCTCCTACTTAATAATCACCTTTCTTGTTTTGGTAGTTGTTGCTTTGGAGATTTATATTTTCAAAACTAACTTTGTAAAATCATTACTTTTCAACATTTTTGTTCTAGTGTGTATCTTTTCGTGCATACTAGCCACTCGTCTTACTGAAGACAAATTATAAAACTATGTTATCTCGCACACTAGCAGACGAGCTGGTGCGAACGGCGACGCAACAACTTGAAGAAGGCTTACAAGCCAAAAAGAACCGAATGGATACGCTTGTTGAGATGAACGATCTCTACAACAACAAAACCATTCAGGTAGACGGTGATATTTTCAACATTCCATTTTCCTTTTACGCTCGACAGATCGAGCTTTTGTTGTCTAAGATCGACAACCCACCAGACCTAGAGTTTGCTATCCCTAACCGCAAGACATTGTCCGAGAAGGTCAAAGCCTCGTGGGTACAGGAGATGTCTTCCTCCCGAGCTGGTTGGAACCGCAAAGACCGATCCGAGAAGAAGCTCGCCCTTCTTTCAGGACGTGGAATCGCTAAGGTGTACGCCTCCAGCGTCGGCAATAAATATAAAAGCCATTACGACGTAGTAGATCCCTATGCGTTCGTCGCTGATCCTACTCGTGGATGGTTAGAGGACGGGAACTATCACGGAGAGACAGATATTTTCAAAACGACAACCTCTCTGCAAGCACTCGCTAAGGCAGGTTTTTACGACAAGCAAAACGTCGCACAGCTTCTAAGTGTTGAGGGGACACAAGCAGACGGAGATCAAGACGTGAAGCAGTACCGTTACGACCGATTGAAAGCAACAGGCATGGACGTAGAGCGTACAAGCTTTGTTGGACAGAAAGGAGTGAACATGACCGAGTGGATCATGCGTCATGAAGACGAGTGGTTCTATCTTCTGTTCGATCCAAAGACTCGTCTATGGGTACGAGCTGAGAAGCTGGAGGACGTGTTCGAGAACGGCAAGACTCCGTATATCTCATGGGCAACGCACTATGACGAGTATTCATTCTGGTCAAAGAGTCCGGGTGATGACTTCTTCCCATTAGCAGAAGCGGCACGATTCCTACTCAACAACGCCTTAGAGAACGCTAAGCGACAGACACGACCAATGCGAATGGTTGATTCTGGTTCTTTGGTGAACATCAACGAGTTGCAGGACTACATCCCAGACAACGTCGTACTACGCAACCCAGGACGTGATCCAAACATGGTAACGATTGAAACCCCACAAGCTTCCATGACGTTTGACGTGGTGAATTACCTCGACAACCTCATGCAGTCCTCATCAGGTGTATCAGACCCGTCTATCCGTGAATCAGACGCTAAGGTAGGTGTGTTCTACGGACAGTTACAGCAGGAAGCAGATCGAATCGGAATCATCAACAAGGAATACTCGGAGTCTTATTCACACAAAGGCTACCGCTATTTTTGGGGACTCAAGGAACACCTAACTGAAGACAAGCAAGTCGAGATGTTGGGCAAGTCAGGAATCAAACTCCAACAGCTTGAACGCTTTGAGCTGAAAGATGTTGATGACGTGGATGACGTGATTGTTCACGGCGGCTCAAAAGAAGCCGAAGAAACCGAAGTGGACAAGGAACGTAAGAGCAAGGCTATGCAAGAGTTGTCAGGTGCCTACCCAGACAAGTTGAACCCTGTGTGGATGATTAAGGAACGAATGCGTATCGCAGGGTTTGACGAAGATGAAATCACCTACGCTCTTGATTCACAGAACCAAGCTAACCAAGAACTTATGGAAGAAGCAGACCAAGCTATCCAAGACGTGATCCTCGGACGACCTCTCGTGCTCAATATGGACGCAGACCAGATGTATATGCAACGTATTCTTGACTACGTTCGAGAGAACCTGAACTACATCAAGCTCGACAGTAAGGGGCGTGAAAAAGGAGTGGACAAGAAGAAGAAAGAAATGTCAGACAAATTGCTTGCATACGTCCAAGCTCATCAGAAGATTGTCTTGCAGAACATGGCTCGCAACATTACAAAAATGCAGACACAGCAAGGACTTCAACAGCTCGGCGTGCAGGAGCAAGCGAAAGCAGACCAGTCTATCGAGGGTCAGCCTGTTTCAAGACAGAAACAGCAGGAATCATCAGCCAAGCCTTTTGAAGGGTCAGGCACACCACAAGCTACTGCTAGCACCTCCCAAGCTCTAAGTGGAATCATGTCTTAATATGGATTTGATACAACAAATAAATAAAAGCATACAATATCCATGTTGGTGGTTTAATATAGGTTGCGGACACCCAAGAACAATCGGCAAAAAGATACTGCGTCCAATAGGCAAATTCTTTTTCAATCGACAGAATCCGATCAACAAATTGTATTGGTGGACATTCAAAGAGAGAAAACAACTAGAGACAATGGTTATCATTCAACAAAACGGTTCCCCATCCTCTTGCTATTTTCAGAAAGAAACATCCCTACAAAATAGACTTTGGGGTATCCCGTACTATAAAAAACCTTTTGCCTTAATGTTTTCCTTTGTTAAACAACAATAACTCACACTTGTATGGACTTATCACAACAAAAAGAAGAACACCCAGAGAAAGCCATGCGTCTTACGAACATGGAAAAGACAGCCAAACGTGCTGAAATGGTTATCGACTTACAAGAACATGACGGGGTCAAAATCCTCTTAGAGGAACTAGATAGCCGTATTCAAGCCATAAACGAGAAACTGTTGTATAATGTAGATATGACAATGGAGGAGCGTAAAGGAATGATGACTGAACGAAGTTGTTGGGTGTGGTTTGTTGAGCAGTTTGATATCGCCAGACAAGCAATTCGTAACGTAGAAGAATATGTCAAAAAACTATGAAACAGGATAAACAACCATTGTACGACAAACTCGACTCGCTCGGGATTGAGTACGACAAACGGTGGGGCATAGCCAAGCTAGAGGCTCTGATCCCTTCGGAGGCTGTGATTGAACCTCCAACCTATACAGAAGAAGAGATCCAAAAGATTGCTGAGTCAGTCTCTAAAGTGAACGAAAAGCCTGTTGAGGTGGTACTCGCTGAAATGACTGTCAATGACATGGGAGATGTGCAGACACCCAGTGGGGTTATCGTACCGGGTCAAGTCCTAGCAAACCTCCGTAAGTCAATCTGGGAGTATTACTTCAAAGAAAGTGCAGACGCTTGTGTGGTGTACAAAAGCCACAAGAACTACAAGGAAGAAATCAGAACGTACAGTCGATCAAAGCATGGCGACAATTACAAAGCATTGGCACAAATGTTTGTAGATAAAAACAACAAGTAAAACTAAACCAAAACAACGGCGACCTTTGATAGCTTTGCGCTGGCTATTAAGGGCTAAGTTACTTCGCCGTTGTCTTAGTCCTTAGTTACCAGCACCACGCTATCAAAAGTGTGGTGTTTTCTTGCGTGGAAGCGCATTACAAACCTTTGTTCTCGGTTGAGAACGCAAATAATAACCTGTGCAGTCAAGCACAAAAAAATATCTTATGTCTGAAGAAGACCAAGAGCTAGATCAGCTCGAAAACGATCAAGTAGAGGAAACTACTGAACAAACCGAAGACGTAGAGGAGTTGGAACAGGAACCTAGTGAGGAACCTGAGCAGGTCAAGCCTGAACCTGAAAAAGAACGACCCGTCTACACCATGCCAGTATCTAAGGCTCAAGAAGAAAAAAAACGGGCGGTAGAGAAGGCAAGAGAAGAAGCTCGCCAAGAAGCCGAAGCACAAATGCAGAAGCTCAAAGACGAGTACGAAACAAAGCTCCGATCTACCAATCCAACCTCTTACGAGGCAAAGCTGGAACAGGTGGCGAAAGAGCACGGACTTGATCCAAGCGCAGCAAAAAGCCTCCTAGACGTGTTCAAGGAAGCAATCCCTGTGCCGGATATGTCCAAGTACGACAGAATCGTCAAAGAAAAAGAGATTGAAGGATATAAATCAAAAGTATCCAACGATTTCGATGAGTCTGTACTCCCTTTACTCAAACAAGACTTTCCCGAAGTATCTGACGCTCATATCCGAGATGTGAAAGCCCAAGTTATGGAGCTTGCATTCACGGAAGGTTACAACACCTACCGTGTCGAGGATATTTACAGGGTTAAAAAGGATCAATTCGAGTTCAAGAATAAAATGTCTGCTGAACCCTCTGGTGGTCGAAGCTCTGAAATGGTGAGCTTCAAGAAACTGTCAGACGCAGAAGAAATTCAACTCGCTGATTCAGACCCAAAGGCATACGCAAAGTATGTGAAGTGGTCAGAAGGACAGGAAAGTCGATACAATTAATCTATGGCAAATACAAGTATCTTCGAGACAAAACTCTCGAAGCGAATGCAGGTTACTCGATACTCGACCCCTGTATTTACCGCACAAGCCTCTTTCGAGGAACGTGCAACCTTAAACGATGGTGAAGCTGTCGTTCGCCCAACCTTTGCTCGTCTTTACTCTGAGTCTTACACACGAGGATCAGACATGACCGAGCAGGGTTACACAGAGGCTTCTGAAACTCTTACTGTAAACCAAATCCCAGGAATCCTCTTGCGAGTGGACGACTTCGATGCTCTCCAGCACAAGTCAAACATTCAAAACCGTGTTGCCGGTGACGGTGTGCGAGCTATCAGCAAGCGCATTGACTCTGACTATCTCGGAGAAGTAGCTAACGCAACCAATACCGTTGACGCTGGTGACGTTGGTGGAACAGCAGGAACAGGAATCTCACTCGACACATCAAACGTGTTGCAGGTGTACTCCGCGGCTCTGCGAAAGCTCCAGTTGGAGGATGTGTCAATTTCTGGTCAGCCAGACCCACGACCTGACGCTGGAAACATGAAACCAATGGGAAGCTCAGGTTTTGCAAACTGCAACCCAAACTTCTACGAGAAGTTGAGCCTCTCTCTTGCTGGTCGTGAATCCGCACAAGGAGACATGGTCGGAAAGAACGGTTATATGAGTTCATACTTCGGTTTTGATAACTACATCACAACCAACGGTTCATGGACGGGTGTTCTTTCAATGGCAACCAACCCAACTGATGGCGACACACTCGTCATCAACGGTGTTACTATTACCTTCCAAACCACTCTTACAACTGCATCAGGTGCAGCTGAAGTTCACATCGCTTCCACAGTAGACATTACCCGTGCAAACCTTGTTGAATTCTTGAACTCAGCAGGTGCTGATTCAGAAGCAGAAGCAACGGACACAGGTTACTCTTCTGTGAGTGCTGCCAACCAACGGCTTCTCGCAAACATTGTCTGGACAAACGACAACGATGCTAATACCGCAACTGGTGTTGCAGAGGGGTATGGTTACATCGTTGTGAGCGAAACGCTTACTGACACAACAGACGCTTGGACTTCCGAAATCTCTCACCAGATGTTCGGACAGAAGGGTGCAGTTGATCTCGTTATGCAGAAGGAAGTTGGAGTCAAAATCTCTGATATCCCTAAGCAGTTCGGTGTGTACGTGAAGCCACGTGCTCTCTACGGTCTCAAGACCTTTACAGAGGGTGCAGACGCCCTTGTGAGTGTTGATATCAACTCCGCAGCTTGGGTCTAAAACCAACGGCTCTAACTAGGTAAGACGGGGCTAGCAATAGCCCCCTCTCTCCGCTTCGAGCGGATTAAGAGACAATTATGAAAACATTTAATCGAGACGTAGACCTCGCAGGAGGATCACGGCTCATGAAAGGTAGTACAGTCCTTGTGGACGCAGACGGGAACATCGTTGCAAACATTCAAGACTCACTTGCTTCAGGAAAAATCTATGTTGGTAACTCTTCAGGAGTAACAGCAGAAGTCACCATGAGTGGAGACGCAACGCTCAGCAATACGGGTGCTTTGACTCTCGCAGCAAACACCGTTTCTCTTGCTAAGTTCGCTCGTTCAGACTCATCAGGGAAGATCCTTATTGGACAAGGTTCTGGTGCTGACGCTCAGTACGCTGCCCTCTCAGGTGACGTAACAATGGACGGTTCTGGTGCAGTGACTATTGCAGCCGGAGCCGTTGAGAACTCAATGGTTGCTGATACTGCTGGTACAGGAACCCTTGCTGTCGCAAAGGAAGCCATCGTCGTCTATGACTTTGATGTTGATGGTGGAGCACAGGGAGCGATTGCTCTTACTGGCTCACCTACGATCCCAGACAACGCTATTGTATGGTGTGACTCCTATGAGGTGTTGACAACGCTCACATCTTTCTCAGACGCAGCAACCTTGACCCTCGGTTTTCCAACTGACGGGGATCTGTTCGCTGCTATTGCGATCTCTGACGGAGCAAACCCTTGGGACGCAGGTATCGCTGTTCAGGGCATGGACGCTTTAACAGTTACTTCACAGACTCCAAAGAAAACCGCCGCCGCTCGAACCTTCCAGGTGACAGTCGCAGGTGGTCAGGATGTGACTGCTGGAAAAGTCGTGTTCCACTGCCGTTACTGGGTATCACAATAGTTCTTTCCCTCTGATCCTTTACAGGGTCAGGGATGAATGAATTACCAATATGGCAACAGGATTAACAATCATCACAAAGTTCGAGAACATGGTTCAGGACACAATCGACAGCGATTTTGCCTACCAGCTTTTGAACGACGCAAAAGACGAGGTTGAATCCTCGCTTGAGTGGGAACAACTTAAAAAGGAAACGTCATACAGTGTTTCCTCTGGTTACAGCTTTACATCCACCATTGGTACACTTCCAACACGCTTTGCTATGCCTGTTCGCATGGTCGAGGATACAAGCTATGTAGACTATGCAAAGGTAGACTTCGACGACCGATACGCCCGAGCTAATCACCCTCTCGGGTATTTTATTGATCTTGCAGGAGGCAACATTTACCTTTCAGGGTCAAACCACAACGCAAAGACGATGTACTTCTACTACACAGAGTATTCAGCAGACATCACGAGCGGATCAGAGTGGTCTTTCCCTTCTCGTTTTCACTCAATCCTTCCTCTAAAAATGGCGGAGCTTTACTATGCTTCAGACGCTGGTGAGAAATCTCGCTCTTGGGATGATCGCTGGTCAGCACAGTATGAACGAGAACTGAACCGAATGATGAGCTGGAACGATAAACTAAAGATGGTCAATCGCTCACCTAGACGACGGGCAGACTATAACAATCCTAAAGGCGTGAACCTCTAGTATGAGAGAATTTTCGGTCAAAAACTTCACGAAGGGGACAGTGAACTCAATCGAGGATCACTCAATCCCTGAAGAAGCCGCCAGCAAGTCGCTGAACTGGCTTACTTCAGGTGATAAGATCGAATTAACAGGTGGATATTCTATTATTGGTACAGAAGCAACCGGAACAGGGAAGATCACAGGGCTGAAAGTCGCTGAAAAGGTGGATGGGACGCTTCTACCAATCAGAACTCGTGGCAAGAAGATCGAATACTACACCACAGACTGGACGGAAAGTGGCTCTGACGTGCTTGGAACGGACGCTGACGGCGAAGACGTGGCAATTACGACCTACACGTCCCTAGCAGGCTATCAGGCGTGGATTTCAAGCCCTAACAGTGGCTACTACAAGATGATGTTAGCGAATCCCGGCTCGATCAAAGACTTGTACGACGCAGCTAAGAACTTCAAGGGGTACATCACAGCAGAAAACGGACGCATTCACCTCTGGAACCGATTGAACAACAAAAACTACATCTACGGATCGTATAAAGACCTCCAAAACAGCACAGTCTATACAACCGTAAGCTCAGAGGCTATCGGATCGTCAGGATCAACCAACTACACAGGCACGCTTGCAGCTGTAACAGGTGATCGAACGTGCTTTAACGCCGTCTTTACAGACGGGACACTTACAGCACAAGACGACAAGAACGGAGGATTTGTCGGTGACGCCACCGGAACGATCAACTACGCCACAGGGGCATACAACATCACATTTAGCGGAACAACTACGGGATCAGTCACAGCAAACTACGAATGGGAAGACAGTACAGCACAAGGACTAGCAGACTTCACTTTCTCTGGTACTCGTACAGCTTCACAGGGGTTCTTCTTGCCACAACCAACTGGTGGAGACTTGCAGAACATTCTTTTCTACAAACAAGACGCTTACATTCCTCATCAGAGGAACTTTTGGATATTCAATATCTCGCTTGACGATCTAGACGTAACCAACGAGGTATTTCGTGAGAATACAGGAATGCCTAACTGGAGAGCTGCCGTTTCAACTGGTGACGGTATTTACTACATCGACAACTCCAATCCGTCAGAACCACGGTTTAAGCTGATGACCCTAGACCTTCAAAACGCCGAGGTCGTCCCAGTCAGCATTTCGTTCAACGTAGACCTTTCATCGTTTGATTTTAGCGATTCTGTAGCATTCCGTTGGGGTGATTATGTTCTCTTCTCTTGTAAGACCGAAGACAGCGATAATCCCGATCGAATGTTTGCCTACCACACCATTTGGAAGTCTTTTGACATGACCGACTATTTCGTTTCATGCATGGACGACTACAACGGTGCATTATGGATTGGGGACAGTGCCTCAAACAATGTCTATCAAGCGTTCACAGGCTTCGCAGCCAACGACGCCATTATCAACAACTATTGGGAGGGGAAACTAACCGCATTGGAGGTAGAAGAGTTGAAGAAACTGAAACGGTTTACTGTCAAAGGTCAGATCGGAGTGGATCAATCAGCCACCGTTTCACTTGCTTATGACAACGGCAACTTCGAGGAAGTGGGAACCATAGACGGCGACGGAAGCTATGTCGCAACATCAGAATCAACCAACGTAGGAAGCCCACAAGTCGGCTCACTCGCTGTTGGTGGTGGTGGAAGCGGTATCACTGCAAGAGACTACACACGAGAGTTTAGAATCAACTCTGACTATTTTGACAAGGTAAAAGTACGCATAGAAGCAACGAACGTCGGGTATCTATCTGTAACAGAGCTAAACTTCTTTGACATCCGAACATACGGCAAAAAGAACCTAAAACGATTTAGAACTACATAATATGCTACCAAAAGTATTAGCTAACTTTGAAACATCGTTAGCCTCCAAAATAAGTAATACTGCAACGACTGGGACACTCAACACCAGTACCGACGCAGACAATACAACTCTGTCCGGTGATTATATTTTGACCATTGACGAGGGACAATCAACCGAGGAACACGTCCTTGCGACGCTCTCAGGAGCTTCTATTACTACTATGACTCGTGGTCTTTCACGGGTAGATAGCGCAACAAGCAAAACAAGTAGCCCTGACAACAGACACGAACACGGACGAGGTGCCAGTGTGAAGATCACGAACATGAACCTTGTCTTGATCAATCGGCTCATCAATGCCGACGATGAGTTTGACGCTGACAACATTATGAAGTACGACGCAGCACCTAGCTTTACGACGGCTTCTAACGAGCTTGCAACGGTCAAGTTTGCAGAAGATCAAGCAAACGCCGGAGCGGCTGACGCTTCGACGGTTCAGAAAGGACTTGTTGAGGAGGCAACAGAAGCAGAGATTGACGCAGATACCGCAGCAGGGGGCACGTCAGCCAGACTTTTTGTGAACCCAAGCACGCTTGCAACAAGTAAATACGGTACGAGACTACCGAGTGCAGACCAGAAGACTCTTTTAGATGACATCACATCAACAGCAGCAGAAATCAATACTCTCGACGGCTATACAGGGGACGTGAACGATCTCAATGAGATGAGTGCGATTGTTCAAGCAACTGATATTACAGGTGCTGAGTTAGAGACACTTTCAGATGGAAGCAACGCAGACGCAGAGCACACTCACGGTATTATCCCAGAACAAGTGCTTTCTTACGTTGTTTCCACAACAACGACTTATGCTTCTAATGTAAAATTTGCAACAAATTCAGATGGTTCAATTGGTGTGATTACGACTTATGTAGGTGCAAATTACTATATCTATCGTGTCGCTAGGGAGCAGGGACAGTATGTTATAACGCACACAACTTCATTTTCAGGTACGACAATCAACGAAGCCAGCTCAATGATTTTAAGTAACTATATTTATGTCGAGTACGACGATAATGGAACGAATAAGATTGACCGCTACGATCTTGCAGACCTCGCAAACGTAACGTCAATCACCATATCAGGAACAGGATGGAACACAGGTAGCTCGTCTTTTACAGACGGAACAGACCTCTATGTTTATACCTCTTCAAACACGTTCGCTCGTTACACCATTTCAGGTACCACAGCAACGTATGTCGCAGGGGTTACTTACGCAACAGCAGGTGCTATCAGTAATGGTGGTGCAACGTGTGACGGAACGAGTGTGTGGGTCACAGAAAACACGTCGGGGGCAATAACAATTAGGAAGTACGCTCTGGCTGGTGGTGCTGCAACAGCAACTGTTATTCGTTATTTCTATCCTGATGCCCAACCTAATCACAGTCAGATCAGTCTGTTCTTACCGTATAGTACATCTCTTGGTGTGGCTTACGGTTTTACCGTTGAAAGCAATGCTGGTGTTGAAGGGTCTTCAATTCGACTTCTAGCAATCACACGTACATAATCATATGGCAACATCAGAACAACAAGCGTTAGAGGACATCCTGAAGTCTCAATCAGAAGGCGGAGCGGCTATGGCTGAGGGGAGTCTGGGGGCAGGGGCAGACGTGCCTTCTGTTCTTGATTCTTCACCAGCAACAACACAGCTCGTAGAGGAGTCTATTGCGACCCGTACAGGCAACGTAGGAGACGCTGTAGCCTCCTCACAGGCGTTTACAGGGCAAACTGGTACTACCACACCTGAGAGCACTACAGAGGCAAGACCTGTGCTCAACCAGATCGTTTCTACAGGAACAGATGCCTCGATGTATTCTCAAGCCAATCCTTATGCTCCGGGATCAGCCAGTGCAAACGCTTGGGAGGCAAGAAACGCACAAACAACGGAATCAACTGCATTGGATTACGAAGTCCCGGAGCCACGATCTTTAGAAGAAATCCGTCAGGAACAGCTTGAACAGGCTCAGAGCGTCATCGACGCAACAGAACAGCTTTACCAGACAGAGATTGCACGCCTTGAACAGCAGGGGCGTGAACAACTAGCAAGAACAAGCTCGATATCCGTCGGTGCAGGTCTGGCTGGTTCGCCGTTTCAGCAGACAGCAGAAGCTAAGACGCAAGAAGCAACGGAAGACGTACTGGCAGCCAGACGAGCAGAACGCCAAGCTCAGATTGCCCAGCTCATGGCGGCAGCTCAAAACCAAGCTACCGAACAATACGACAAAGAGATTGCACGTTACCAGCAAGAGCGTGAATTTGCGGTATCAGAACGAGACAAGGAGATTGTTAGACAAGAGGCAGCAAAATCTGCTCTTGCTACTACAATAGGAAACATGGCGGCTGGTGGTATCTCGATTGACGACATGAGCGAGGAAGAATATCGAGCCATGCTAGAAGAAAGCGGAATGTCAGACTTTGAAGCACGAGCGATCTGGGCGCAAAGTTCACCAGAAGCTAACGCACAATATTCAATCCAAAACGGACAGCTTGTCGGGTACTACTTCGACCCAGTTTCAGGTAAACCTGTTGTAACAACTCATGCTCTCCCAGAGGGACTTACAGCGTCCGCCTCCGCAACGGCTGACCTTGAGTTCTACACAGACGGAACAGGTCAAGGATATATGTTCGACCAAAACAACCCAACGTATGACGCACAGGGTAACTTGGTTATGCAGAGGATTGGAGCACCTGATCCTATTGAGGAAGGAGAAGACGAAGGAGCAAAACTTCTTTCGCTTTCTGATGCTGAAAAGTTAGGTCTTCCTTACGGAACAACCGTTTCAGAAGCTATCTCACAAGGCATTGTTGTTGGAGCAGAAGAAGAAGCACGAGCTGACGAAGAAACAGCTAAGATTAAAGAGGAATATGAAACTGCTCTTGACCGAGCTATCAGTGATATTCAAGGATTGATAGACGATCCAGGACTTGATTCAGCAGTAGGTACTTACAAATTAGGTAGATTAGAGACTCCTCTGAATGTAGGAGATCGAACAAGATTTATTGCAGACATTAAACGGCTCATCAGTGGAGAAACATTGAATCAACTCGCAACAGCTAAAGAGCGTGGGATTACATTTGGTGCTTTGAGTGAGCAAGAAATGAGAACTGTTGCAGAGGCAGCAACATCACTCCAAAATTACCTTGAAGAATACGAAGAAGATATCCGAATTGGTAAGGCTCCGTTCTTCCCTAATAGTGGTATTCCTATTGCTAAACAGGGACAGGAATACCTTCGTACAACAGAGGAAAACATTGTTAATGAACTTAATCGCCTGCTAGAACCATTGTTACAAGAAAAGGAATCACTCACTACTAGTCAGTCTGGTGGTGGAGATGAAATAGATTCGTGGCTGGACAGCTTAGACGGTAGTTCACAGCCTTTTAACTCTGAGGGGAGCGACTCGACCAAACGCTCAGTTCTAAGCCTCGGTGAAATTACAGGTTTTGGAAGTAAATATTGGGAACATGGATTAGATATTGACTTGAAGATTGGTGATCCAGTACCAAGCCCCGTAAGTGGTCGAGTGGTATTTGCTGGAACAAATGGAGGTTTTGGAAATCAAGTTCAAGTTCTTACACCACAAGGAAACAAGGTTTGGTTGTCTCACTTGGACTCGATAGGTGTTAAAGTCGGGGATACAATCTCAAGTGGTCAAACAATCGGTAAAGGCGGAAACACAGGGAATGTCTACTCAACAAGTGGTGGTGATGGTTCACATCTCGACCTTACAGTTCAAAAACCAGACGGGTCGTATTACACAGCCAGAGAAGTCTATGACCAACTAAAATCATTTGCTTAATATGTCTAGAGAAATTGAAAGACAAATTGTAGAACGTGCTCGTGCCCGTGGTTGGTCAGAAGACAAAATCAAAGAGGCTGTTTTGCAATATCGTCAAGAACAACCAAGTCTCACAACGACACCGGCGCAAACATCTACACAACCAACACAAGTAGAGGAACCTGAGAAAAAGGGGTTTCTGTCTTCTGTTGCTGAAAGTGCGAGAAGTCGTTTTGGACAAGTCAAAGAAAGTTTTGCACGGGGTATGTTCAAGGACGGAGAGAAACCTGAACAGTCTCCTGTATCAACTGCTGTTCAAACTGTTGGAACAGGTATTGGATTTTTGGGTGACGTTTTAGGTGCTGGTATTGGATCGGCAATAAAAGCTGTAACACCAGACGATATTGAGCGATCTGCCGTTGAGAAAGCAAAAGAGTTGGTTGCGACACCAATGGGTCAAAAAGCGATGGAAGCCATTTCAGGTGGAATGGAAAGTTATCAGTCGTGGAAGCAAGCAAACCCAAAAGATGCCGCAAACCTTGAAGCAGTTGTGAACATAGCTTCTTTACTTCCTGTTGAGAGAGCTATTACAGGCTCAACAAGAGGGTTAAATCGACTTTCACAGTCTTTGTCTCGTGTAACACCTGATGTACCCCCTACGGGGACTCCACCTCTCGGTGGTATTCCAACGCCACCTCCAAGCACTGCACAGAGGGGATTAGCTGGTCTTGGGACAGAAATGCTTGAACGTATCCCACGAGCAGGGAAACGAGCTAAAGAAGCATTGGAAGAAGCAGCAGAAAAGTCAGTTCGTATGGAAGATGCGACACCAGCCGTTCGTGAAGCGATTAAGTCGAATGTGAATGATAAGATCATCAACACAATCAAACAAGCTGACATACCTACGGTTCAAGACTATAAGAAAATGGTTGATCTTGCTGAATCTGATACAGGAGTCTTAAGAATGAAAAAACGACCTTCTGTGGTTGCTGGAGAATCGGCAGCTAGTCAGTATGATCTGATCGATAAAGCACGAAAAGATGTTGGTAAACAGATTGGAGAAGCCACGAGAAACCTTAATAAAACAGACGTGGTCGATGTAGACACAAATCGCATAAACCAAGTATTGAGATCACTCGGGGTGGAAGATGTCGAGGGTGGAAAATTGGTCTTTGGTTCCTCAACTAGAATCTCCAAAGCACAAAGGGCTAAGGTTCAGGAATTATTTGATCTTGTAGAGGAAGGTTTAGAAAATCCAACACCATTTGCAGTGTGGAATAAAGACCAGTTGTTCTCTACTCTCCAAAGAGAGGCACGTTTTGAAAAGTTGGGAGAGATGATGGTTGATTTACCAGAAGGAGGTGCAACAGACGTTTTTAGTGCTTTCAGAAATATCTTTTCAGACAGTCTTGAAGCTGTTTCTCCTGAGATCAGAGCACTAAATAAACAATACCGACCATTAAGAACACTCATTGATGATCTTGAGTCTAGCATATTCAAGACTCCCGGGTATGAAGCGGTAAAAGCAACTGATCCCGCTGACTTTGCGAAGATTAATTTGCGAAGAATTTTAAGTGAAGCACAGAGCGCTACGGCTTACGATGAGATTGTTAAACAAATGGATAGTGTTGCTCGTTCTCTCGGTTATAAGGGTTCAAATCCTGCTGATCTCATTGCTTTCGCAGAGGAATTAAAAAAGATATTCCCAGACACTATTCCAGCTACTGGATTTGCAGGAGGAATAAATCTAGGACTTCGTGGTCTATTAGAAAAAAGCCTGGAGGTTGGTAAACCAGGTCTTAAGGATCAACAAAATGCCCTCAAGAAACTTCTCGACGAAGTTTTAGAAGGTATTAAATAGCCTCCAATAAAGCTAGTACACCAATCACCGCAAATAAAGCGAACAGGAATCCAATGTTGAACATTGAGGCGACAGCTAGTGCGATGACTAAGATAATCAAACAACCCATATATGCTATAATTAAAACATGAAAGACTAGCATTTAACACATAAAAAGTCAACCCTAATCACTAAAACAACGGCTTATCGGGATTTAAACACCCGAAAAAGCCGTTTTATTTATCTCTATGTCACAAACTATCCAAAAGCTCACACAGTCCACGAACAGCGGTATTGCAAGTGCAACCACAGCCCTAGCGGCTAACGAAGCTCGTGTTAGCTACGAAATCCAGAACCTCGGTCAGAATGCTCTCTTTGTCAAAGAGGGTGCTTCTGCCTCTGCCACAGACTTTACTCGTGTTCTTGTAGCCGGAACCGCAAACGACAACGGAACAGGAGGAATTTACGAATCGCCAGCAAGTCAAATTTATACAGGAGTTATTACTATTGCTGGAACAACCCCACGTTACGTTATTAGCGAAAAGTCTGAATAATATGCCAACAATCTCACCACAACGTGTTGAGCTTCCTGAGAAGATTCAGGAACAAATCAACGTAGCAAACACTAAGATTGCTTTGCTCAAAGAAGACGAGATCGCTATTGCTCGCCAGAAAGTCGAGATTGAAAAAGAAGTTGCTCGACTTTCAATTACCAAAGACACACTTGAATCATCACTCCCACAGCTTGAAAAGGATGTAACTAAAGCACAGGAGGAGCTAGACGCCGTTCTTGCTAAAAAAGGACAAGCGGAAACAGACCTTAACGAGCTGGGACAGTCCATTAAAACAGCAAACAAGGCTTTGAAAGAAGCAACAGATCAGACACAAGATCAGGTTACAAAACGTGAGGAGATTCTTTCTGCTATCCGCAAGGAGCAAAAAGAACTTCAAGAACAAAAAGAACAGCTTGACAAAGATGTGCTTTCTTTCAACCAACGACGTGATCGTGTTAAAGAACTGTTAGCATCCGTCTAGTATGGCACAGACACAGGGGTTGACCTCCACAACAGAAATCGAGGCGTTACTTGGCTATCTTGTTGGCTTTGAGATTCCAGCACATGATTACGTTGCTTGCACTTACGTTGCGTCTGGTAACGGGGAGGGGCAAATAGAAACGGCTACTTATAAAACAGGTGGGTCAGGAGGAACGACGGTCGCAACACTTACTCTTGTATACGATTCATCTCATAGGATTTCATCTGTAACCAAGACTTAATGTGTCGAGAGTCGTCTTCAATCCATTCAACCCAAACAAACCCTTCGACCTTTTAGAGGATCGGTGGATTTCTAGTTTTGATGGCAACACAAAGATTTGGGCAGAACAGACCATTGGAGAGAACACCCTCCGTTTCGACGCAGGAGGCAATGCAGACGTTCTTAAAATCACCTCAACAGCGTTTGTTTGGAATGACGATAGCGATGCGATGAGCTATCGGTTTGAGACCGTTGGTGACGAGCACGCTCTGTATAACGGTGGAGCGAACGATACCTGGTCAATGGGGACTTCGCTCACAGAGTTGACGATGAACGGCATTACCGTTAAACCCAAACTCCTTGTAGATCGTAGTGGAGGAGATTCCAACATCAATTTCATTTCATTTTCAAACCAAGATACTGCTGCTGCGGGAGCGTTCATGTTGTGGGCGAGAGCTAGGGGTTCCACGACAAGTCCGACTACTCTTCAAGCTGTCCAAAACGGAGATCGAGGTGGTGTCTTTCGTTTTGATGCACACGACGGAACTCAGTTCATCACAGGTGGAAACTTTTTTTTCAGCGTTGATAATACTGTCTCCACGGGTATTGTTCCGACAAGCTACACTCTTCAGCTCATGGACGCATCAGGATCGCTCAACACAGTTTTAACTATTCAAAATACTCAAAACGTAACTTTTTCTAGTACAGCAGGAAACAATGTAAATATCCAACCTGGCGGTGGACTGGTTGGAAACGTATCTTCACAATCTCTTAGTACGTCTGATCTCCGCTGGCAAGGTGTCTCAGGATATCTAAACTTGTTCAGAGTTGATGCAAGTGCCAATCAAGTGAACATCGGAACTGCCACGCAGGGGGTGACAGCATCGTTTAGGAATAATCTGATTTGGTTTAATAATACCAATGCTGACATCGACACACGAGTAGACACACTAGGAAAGGATTACACATTCTTTATCAATGGTGGAGCAGATGCCGTCGGGTTTAATACAAGTGACCCAACGTGGATTCGAGAAGGTCAAGCAAAGCCTTCTCCATTCTTCGCCTTAAAAGATGATTCAGCCACTTCCACAGGTGGTTCGTTCTTCCTTGCGTCCAGCACAAACACACGAGGTAACGACATCTCATTTGGTAAGTGTGCAGGTACGTGGGCTTCTAAGACTGCTGTCGCGTTGAACGCCGTTATCGCCAACCTCACATTTGTTGGTCACGACGGAACAGATTTTAACCAAGGAGCACAGATTCGTGCCACAGTTGACGGAGCGGTTTCAGGGAATACCGTACCAATGCAGTTGATGTTCTTAACTTCTCAAACAAACGGAGGAGGACTTTTACATCGACAGAGTATCTCTTCTAGTGGAATTGTCCGTTTTGGAGGAACTCCAGGAGCACCAAACATTACTTTTGATCCGACAGGAGCCTACGTTTTCAACGAGCAAGCTGCTGATGTAGACGGAAGATTTGAAACAAGCGGAATGGTCAATGCCTTTTTCATTGATGGAGGAACAAACCGAATCGGTATTAACACCGATGCACCGGCGACACTTTTAGATGTTCAGCAGACTTCTACTACGGCTGCACTTCCAGTTGTATCAATTACCCAAGACGACACAGATGAGCCATTTATGAAGTTTATCGGGACAGCCGCCGCCGCTGATCTCACCCGTAACATCGTGAATGTCGCGGATGTTACTACCGCTACCCTCGCTGGATACGTTAAAATAGAGATTGACGACAAAGGGAATCAGATTACAGATCAAGATTATTTTCAACCTGTTTATACCTTAGCCTAACCTTATGCCAAACCAAATCAAACGCAAAGAACAACGTAACGGTGTGCTTACAGAAGTTACTTACGAGGAAGTAACAACCGTTGCTCTCACCAAAGAGCAACAGATCATTGATATCCTTGCAGAAGCAGGAGTAGAGCCTGAGAACCAGTCAAACGCTAAACTCGCTATATTGAATTTGTACAAGCAAGTATGTCAATCGAGGTTAGCATGGAGGGTATGAAAAAAGATATAGAGTACATCCGTCTGAGGATGGACGACTTTGTGTCCGCTCATGAAATTATGAATAAAAGAATTAAAGCTCTGGAGGATTGGAAACTGGTGTTTGTTGCAAAGTTTTCTGTCTACGCCATGATTGCCCTCACGATTGGTTCGTTCGGTGCGCAACTCTTTCTTAAATATCTAGGAAACTTTATATGAAAGACCAAACAACTGGTGCCATGTGGAACGAGGAGGATTTGAACGATCCACGGAACCTCGCCTATGACGAGATGAGCATTGCCTTTGGGGCAGGGATTCCTGAAAGTGGAAACATCCTCGCCAGACCAGCTCACGTCTACAACCAATACAGAACGACCGCTTGCACATCTCATTCTACCTGTGGGGTTATTCACCAGACAGAAGGACACCTGCTCTCCCCTCGCTATGCTCAAACAATCATTAAGAACGATCCGAAGTACCCGAGCTATAACCTCCCGTATGGAGCGTTTATGCTCGATAGCGTGAAGCTGAAAATATCAGACGGGATCGCTGACCTCGAAACCGTACCAAACGATGAGACAGATAATAACGAAGCCTACCTTGCCTTGGATATTACCCCTGAAATGCGTCAGAACGCTCTCAAATACAAAGGAGGATCATTCCTCTATCCAACGAGGGAAAGAGGCTCAGAAGCGATTTTTGACGCTACCGTGAGGTATCTGTACGAGCAGAAGCGACCCGTGAAGATTGGGGTCTCGTGGAAACAGAATTGGTCTGGGTACAATCAGGTACGTAAGACGGGAATTTTCCCTGCTCGCTCTGTTGAGGGGTCAGGATCAGGACACGACATCTATGCCGTAGCATGGAAGTGGATAGATGGCGAGCCGTATCTCGGGTGTGTGAACTCGTTTGGGTCTAGCTGGGGGGACAAAGGGATGGTCTGGCTCCCGAGGAATTACACCGACTTTCACTCCCCAATTGCCTTTGTCGAACCGATCAAAGAAAAGGATTTGAGGATTGAGAAAGACGTTGAGGTGGTTATCACAGAAAAGAAACCTTGGGCAGAAAGAGCCAATGCTCAGGAACTAGAGGCATTTGTAAACAAGAAGTTCCCACTAGACGTATCAATCGCACAAAGAGCGTCGAACATCGTTGCAAGGGAGAATCACGGACGTAGAAAGCACGTATTTATGAAAGCCTGTACTTATCTCGGATGGAACTTTGAAGACGTTATCAATCATCTATACGCACTCTCACGAGGTAAAACAGAAGAAGAAGCATACAAGTTGAACTTCAAAATCTATCGTAAAGATTACTTTAATTCTATTAAGAACTAATCTTATGAACAAACAATGGTATCAGAGCAAAGGTGTGTGGTTAGGTATTATCACAGCCCTTGTCGGATCACTGGAAGTCGTCCGATCTGCTATCGAAGCAGGTGATCTATCCTCGCTAGGAATCGCTACTGCAATTCTAGGAGTATTGAAAGTATGGGAACGAGTAGCACGAACCATCTAATTGCCGAGTAACCTCGGCTCTTCCCTCCCGTCTTGAACGGGGTCGCTCCTTGCTGTCATACTCTTGGAAACTTCCACCTTTAATGGTGGGAGGGAAGACTTGGAAACTAAAAAGAGCCTATTTACTAGGCTCTTCTTTCTTTTTGCTATCTGCGATTTGAATTGTTGGAAACATATCAACGCCGTATTTTTTTGCGAGCTTTAGCACTTGCTCTTGAAACTTCTTCACTCTCTCCTCAAAAGGCTTTTCTTGTTTGAACATAGTATATTTTACTTTGTTAGAAAATGCCAGTTCCAGGTACTGGCAGACCTATCTAACGTTTAGGAAACATGACGAGGTTGTCGATTGGGCGACAGTTCTTGTCCATCGTCTTGACGACCAACTTCTCTCCACAGTGGTCGCACCAACAGATGATGAAGACACCGCTCTCGGAGGCACTTGTGTGGGCACCTCGGCTCATGCCGGTGATCTTCTTGCAGCACGGGCAGACGACCTCATGCCCTTTGAGCTTGCGCATGATCCCTCCTGAAGACTGACAAGAGGATTGCCAAGATGACAACTGACCAGAAGATGACAGCACTCATGGCTCACTCCCGCTGAAGCGTTTGATACGCTCACGTAGGTAGTGGAGGTCTTTACTCGTCCACTCTGTGTTCGGAACCAAGATCGTATCGAGGAAGATACCGTACTCTTCCGGCTTCAGATCTTGGAACACCTGGTGAAGTGCTCTATGGAAGCCTATGGGGAGCTTGACGATGTTGTTGCGTCTTCCTCCTCGGCGACTTCGAGGACGGATATGATGTTTATCCACCCTGCACCTCATAGTGAACGACGGGAACCCCAGCAAGCCACATGGACTTCCAGTCGTGGGCAGAGAGGTTGATCCATAGACGGATCGAAACGTGGTCTGCACACTCACCACATACAGCGATGTAGGCGATCTTTCCGTTATCACACAGAAGTGCGAGACGAATGAGGCATGGTGTACCGCAGTCTGGACAAGCGATGTACAGACGGTCAGGTGAGTACCCCTCACGAGAGGGGATTCTGAGTGATGAATTTCTCATTACTCCTCCTCTGGGTTGAATCAATACTTTCCACGAAGGGCTAGGTCTAAGGTCTCCAGTTATTCATCGGCTGGGGAGACTCCACGAGACAAATGTTTCATAGCATTTCAGCTAATCATCAGTCGCTTTAGCCCGAAGGCTGCCGATCCAGATGTTCCCAGTTAACCTAGCAGGGAACCCACGAAGAAAGTATTGATTTTTTTTACCCCATCCCTCCCCTCTGATCGACGACAGAGGTGAGGAATCAAGTCACGAGTCTCCTTCTCCGTGGCATATACCTTACTTGAGCCACTACTCGTGCGGTAAGACCATCCGCTCCCTATGGGAGACCTCCCAATAAGGGTGGTGTGCAGTTCTTACTTATTTATTGTAGCACGTTGAAAAAAAGTGGAGAACAGGGGGCTACGACTCTATGTGTAACCCCCTTATTAAATTGTTAGAGACAAACGACCCAAAGTGATGAGGTGCCTTCGTTTATCACATCATCACAACGTCTGTCCCCAAAATAGATTCTGATGAGGTAGGGAGTGCCAACTCCTTACTGTTACGCAACAACATGGCTGAGCATGGGTGTAATGCATTACGGCTCACTATTTGCCACTCATCAGAACCTATTTTGGAGAGCCGAGGATTAGTCGGCTATCTTTTCTTTGTCTTTTTCTTTGGTTTCTCTAACGCTGCAAATAGATTGACCACGATGTGCTGAAGTAGGTAGGTGTATATCTCTTCGCTCTCTTCAGAGTGTTTGATCCCCGCATCCTTGAGTTCAGCAAAGACGAAGTGAAGTACCTCATGAACGACTAGACCTAGTTCTTCTGGTTCAGTGTTCACACGCTCGAACCAAAGGAATCGCTCTCTTCCTTTCTTTGTCTCAACAGTAATGCATTGGGCATTCCCAGCAGTCCTTGAGTTTGTTTCCATGAGTCCGTACCCAAACTTATCATTGAGGTAGTCCTCCTTTTCTGTGTGTGTACCAATGAGGATGTCGAATGCCCTTGGGTTAGGGAACGGGGTCATGCAGTGTACTATTTTCATACTTTACCTTTGAACTTCTTCCAATCTCTTATACATATTTCAACAGGTCTTTCCATTTCTTCCTCTCGCTGGAACATCTCCTCTGGAGAGTAATCATACTTCAGATAGTCCACCATGTCCGAGAGATTGAAGAAATGATCGTTAATAAAAAGGACACCACCGATTTCAGAACCGACCCAGTAAGAATCCACCGGCACATCAGAGAAATACTTCTCAATGAAAACCCCTCGCAGGTTATCTGTTGCTCGTTCCCATTGTTTGAGTTTGTTCATAAAAGCTCATGATTTATTTTCGCCATAATATCGGCTACAAATGTCTCATCGTCCATCCATTCTACTCGACGGTACTTTCTCACTTCTTGTTCAAGTCGATGTTTGATTGAGTTGAGTTCGTCTTGGGTCATAACGCATAGCTAAACGGAGCAAGGATCAGTCCTGTGAGGAGGTCGATGAGGGGAAAGGTCATAAGAGTTTTTCTAGATTTTGTGGTTGATAGCCTTGTACTTCAAGCGAGATACACCGATGATGATCTTGAGGGTTGTACTCACGGTGTATGGCTTCGTGGATATGACCATGAAAGTTCAGGTCAAAGTCTGGTCGCTTGGCTTGTGGCACGTGAGTAAATAACAGTCGCTTACCAAACTTGTTGAAAGAAAACGAGTCACAAACAAAATCCCAGCCGTTTTGCAGATACCAAGTATCACTTTTCTTGTCGTGATTCCCTTTAACAAGAACCTTTTTTACAGATAGAGGAACAATAAACTTTGCGTGGTTCGACTCATCATTCCCAATACACACATCTCCAAGATGGATCAATACATCCTCTTGTTTAAGAGCTGAAAGTCCTCTGAGTATTCTTTGTTCATAGTCAGTGGGTCGTCCAATCTCAAGCATTTTATCATGTCCAAAATGTGTGTCTGTTGTGAGCCAATACTTCATATCAATTTCCCATTAACACCGTCCCACAGACTCGTGCTGGATCGAGCTTGTGGAGGGATCTTGTTCAAAGACTCGTATAAGTTCAGTAATAGCTTTTATTCGCTTGTCAATGAAACGTATCTCATGCTCTAGTCGTTTAATTTCCTCTCTCAGCATTGGAATTGTTATTAAAGGTGAGGTAATTGGCATAGGATTAGTTTCCCATTAGAGCGTTAAGACAAACAGTCTCAGGTGATAGCTTCCACATCACATACATATTATAAGCCAGCGATGCAAACACCACCCAACAAAGCAACCGTATCACCCTCATCTGTCGGTCGTGGATGCACTTGTACTTGAGTTCTGATGTCCACTCTTCGTACCCGCAAGCCTCGTGGTCGTTGGTCTTACAGGTGGATAAATGGTTGGGTCGGCAGACGTGTACAGGGTGCTTGAGTTCTGTGGTTGCGTCGGAGTGGCAGGTTGGGCATGGCATAGAGGTTAGTTAAAATCTCGGTGTTTGATCTTGGTTATCAACCTATCCCCTCGACGTGTTCGCAACTCGGTTGCTGGACGAGCCACAATACCCTCTGCAACAAAGTCTCCCCACTGGGACTTGAATCCTTTGCGGACAAGCTCAATACCCTCTTCAAGGGTTCCTTCTCCAATCACGGGAACAACATCAATACCTAGCTTCTGTGCGATATCCTCTACGTCTTTACGCTGAAGCCAGAGTCCTCCGATAAGCACATCAAAGAGTACAAAGCTCTTGTCATCACGGTAACAACCACCTTTTTGAATCCCTGCCCCGTAACCTTCACCATAAAGGCAGACTTCTACCTTACCGTCTTCTGCTGGGACAAAGATTTCTTGGAAGAGTTGACGCTTAGAGAGCGTCTCAAACATCTCTTGAAGTGCTCGGATAAGGTCGGTGTGAAGCTGAGCGTTGTCTGTTTTTCCGTTGAATGAGACACGCTCTCCGTCCCACATAACACGAATGTTTGTACCGTCCACCTTCTCCGTGAACACCCATTGATTATCTTTAAGCCATTCAAACTCTGGAAGTGTCCATTCTCCCATAAGCATCTGACCTTTTTTTGTCATGTCTCGCTTAAACATTGATTGAATCTTGTGGTATGTGGTCATATATTTATTTACAGTTAGTGCAATAATGATAAAACTCTTTCAAATCCTTGTCGTACACCACACGCTAGCCGTCTTGTTTGATAGCGTGTGGTTTAGAGTGTTGGTCGGTCAAGCTGGCGGTGATTCGTCTTTCAGATAATCTAGTAGTACCCGTGGTGTGACTAACTTGTAGTGGATACCTTTTGCGTCGATTTCTCTCCACCGAGCCATTTGCCAATGACCACAAGAACATTCAAATAGATGGCGAAAGGGAGGAACAACGATAGATTTTAGCTCTTCCATGCAGTCCCCGCACATTTCAATCTCCACTTCTTCTGTTTTTATTTTATGTTTTGGAAACATTGTTTGCATAGCTTTTAGTGTCTTGGGTGAACATAGGGGGTTATGAAATTTGACAGATTCTTGTTTCTTTATTTTGAGGCATTTGTTTACCACTCAATAATTTCCCTGAGATATTCCGTGTGTAGAATAGGCTTTTATTTGTACGGAAACGTCGAAGAATTGATAACGGTTTCTTGCAGTGTGGTTCTTGAAGAATATATCTCCAATTTAATCCACAACCAATACACGCAGAGTCTCTATAATCTATGAACCAGTGTTGTCGATTCAAAACATACCAGTACCTTCTTTTCATATATCAATACAAATTACTCTATGAAGCCAGTCTATCGTTTCTTGTGGTTGCTGGGAGAGGGGGAGACCGAGAACCCATTGAGGCTCTTCTTCTGGTGTGCCGTGCGTATCATCGCTTTGCCACAGAAAGTATCCATCTAGATCAAGAAGGTAGCGATCTCGTCTTACTAAATGAATTGTCTTCAAAACATCTTCTAATTTGATGGGGTAACTAACAGGCATATCTGCGGTTACCTCCACTACTTGACTGTTTACTTGTGTAGCCTTCATCCCATTTGTAAGGTTAGGAACCTTACCTTGTATCGCTTTTGTGAGTTGGTTGAGTTTGTTCATACATCAATCTCTTTAAGCAGTTCCTTAAAAGCAGGGAAAGAATTGGCTGAAGAGACTACACCACACCTAGCACAAAGAACAAACCGTGGTTGGAAACCCTCATCAAACTCATACCAAAATTCATCGGATACAACGTGACCAAACAATCTACACAGGATAAGTTTCTTAAATGAGTTCATACATCAATTCTTACATCACAGTCATTACATTCAAGAATCTCGATAAACAATTCTTGGTGGATGTCACATATTGCGGGAACTTTAGTAGTTTTTTTAGAGTTGCTTTTCGACAAATGTCTAAGTTTCCACCTCCCAGTTTACCAATGCCCCAACACACGTTTTTTAGGTCTTTCCTTTTGCTCATACATCAATCTCTTTAGCCCATATAAGTTAGTTCATTCCCTCGACAACCTCTTTAAGTTTCTCATCGAGGTATTTGAGGATGGAGTCACGCCTCGCTTCAATCGCTGTTCTTAGAGGTTCACACCCCCAGAATTCACAATCAATGCCTTGAACATACATCCCCCTCACATTTTCAACCATCTCCTCGTAGGCACGAATAGTTTTGAGAATTTTAGGCAGGGCGTTGTGGAGGGCGACGATGAGTTCAGCGTCTTCTACACTCATTACCCCAGGTCTTTCAGAATGACCGCCGATAATCCTTTCAGAATCTGCTAAGTCAGCTAGTGTTATTTCTTGGTTCATTTTTGAGTCATACTTTGAATAGTCTTTTATTATCCACTCCCCTTGTGTGGCGTTCTTGTATAGCTCTTCAAGATGTTGGAGGTTGAGGGTCATAGTTATTTCTTTGGAGGATTGAGCTTTACTTCACACTTAGGGCAGAATAAAAATGGTTCAGGGTCTTTACCAATACGTGCTGTGGTTCTGCATCTGTTACAAGTAGAAAAAAATTCAGTTTTATTGCCGTCATACACGCCACTGACCTGTCCACGATCTGCCCAACCTTTAGGGAAGCCGAGCCAGTTTCTTTGTGGAAAGCTCATACGTCAGGGTTATTTCTTCTCAATCTTCAACAGTTGCTCGGCGACCTCTGTACGTCGAGTAGCCCAGCGTTCTTTGTAGAGTTCTTCTTCCATAAGATCCATAGCTTGTGTGGTCATGTCACCGTGCTCGTCTTCGAGATTGTTCTCACGGAGGATACGGTCGGTGTCAGAGAGTAGGGCGTTCTTGAGTACGTCTTTGATGTTTTGCATAAGGGATTTTTTAGGTGGGTTATTGTATTTGTGAATAAAATCTGCCTTCTCTGGATACATCTCTTTGAGTCGGGCTTCTGCTTCGACTACAGTGATGATGGTGTAGCCGTCTGCTTCCAATTCCTCTTTTGTAGAGCAAGACCAGTATCTGAATTGGTCTCTAAAATTCACATGAATGTTTTGTACATAAGTAAAGGACGGAGACCATTCTGTTGCTTTAGTTCTACTCGCCCACCTCCACCCCACAATATCGTAAAGTTCCATGAGGCGGTCATAGGATTCTTTGGTTGGTATGTGTACAGCTATGGTCATACTTTCTTTGCGTAGTAATTCTCAAATTCTTGGACACGATAATTGTATTCCCTCTCTACTTCTTCCGGCTTGGCGTGTTGTCTCTGATCTTTCAAACGGTCTATGGCGTGCAGGATAACGAGTTCGTACCAGTCAGGGTCTGACTTTGCTGATTGGTAGAGATGGCGGAAAGAAGTTTCAATGCGTTGTTGGGTTTCGGTCATACTTTTGTTTTAAAAACTTTTTCTCGACGATCATTTGTTCCCCTAGTTTATACTTTTTCAGTTCTTCGTTGGTGATATTTTGGTAAGCAAGGTGGCGGTTGAGTTCTTTGCTCAGCCCAGCACCGAGATGATGGAACCAACAGAGCCAGATACAGTTCCATGAGGCTTCCATTTTACGTCCAAAGGCGTGCTCAATAGTCATTCGACCAGAGCAATCTAGTCCAGCCCTGGCACAGACTTGTGGTCTATCCAACATCTGTATCAATACTTTCTTCTGCATTGACTTCATATTCTCGCTCCAACTCGTCAAACTTACTAAACTGCCACTGCATCCATTTCTCGTAGTCGTGACCTTTCCCCTCGACCAGTCGTCGCCACTTCTGCGAGCGCGAATATTTGTCTTTCGCCTGCATAACCTTCTCGCCTTTGGTCAGGTAGATCTCCTCACAGAACTTGGCTTTGAATGTCTCGTTAAACGAGCCGTCCTGCTTGCTCCCTTTGTTTACGCCATAGGTAGCGATCTTGCCCATGAACGTATACTCACAGTCCATTTCAAGCGGTTGTGGGATGTTTACTTTGCCTGTGATAGAGAGCCAGTGGTCGTTCATATATTCATTTTATATTCCCAGATTGCGTCGGCTTTCTTCCGGCTCTCTATGTCATAGCCTTCGTTCTTCAGGTCGTTGATCCTGCTTGCTATGCGAGCCACACCCAAATGGTTTTTTCCATACACCACTATCTGAATGCTGGGTGTGTCGTGCCATAAGCCGTCTTTGAGCAGGTTGAGCAGGCGGTCTTTCTGTGTCTTGCCTGTTACCTCAGGCTTCTGAAATTGCTCTGTGAGCCATTCCACGTCTTCTTCGGTACATTCTTCCACGATAGGATCTTGGAGGTTCTTGTGAGCACGTAGGGCCTTAGCGTACCCGTTAAAGTCAATCTTCTTATCTCGTAACATCTGGGCGTACTTAGCGTGTACTTCCACGGGGGTCATAGCCTTAAAGATTTCACGCTCGGCATTGGTCATACTATTTCAAGTGATTCCAGCTCATCCAGTTCACGATGACAGGCGGAGCAAGCATAATGACTCCGATGATTGTCTCTGAATCAGTAGCCGTCAGAGCGACAAGAGATAGGATTGCAGTGTAGATGATAGCGATAACAAGGTTTGCAGTTTTCATAATGGTTTTTCATTTTCTTAAAAAGGGATATCAGACATTTGAATATCGTCTTGTCCACCAGACTGTGGTGGAACAGGTGGAGTGAATGCTTGTGGCTGATCTTGATAAACAGGGCGACTGTCTGGCTTCCATTCATTCACATGTGCATACCACGACCCTTTCTTGGATTCTTTGAGGTCGATCTTGAGCCGTCCCTTCTCGTCTGGCTCTTGCTCTTGTAACCAGTTCACAAATTCATCACGATTGATTGATAGATTTGCTTTGACAAAAGCAGGTGCTTTCTCGTGGGGTTTGAAGAC